TTACGTTTCGGCTGGGGCCTCTTCTTCTTGAAATTCGTCATGCGTAAGCGGAAAGAGCAAAGTACGCGTATAAAATACAAGACCAAGATTTACTTAACGTTACTTGGCGGCTGCAGAGCCGGGGTCGCCACACCCGTCAGGGTCTTACAGTTGCCCTGCTGCTGGCTGGAAGGTGTTCGCAGCTAAGCAAAGTCTCGAATGAGACTCGTCTCAGCCACATAACCATTCGTGTCTATCCCAAACTCGCTGGTGAGATTCGCAATATCTTCAAACACACCAGGAGTGTCACGCAAAATGTAAAGGACGGAACCAAATCTCTCTCGGTTGGTGGAGACATCTGTACAAGTATCATACAAATGCCAGAGCAACTTCTCAACATTGCAAAAGACAGCCTTAGCAGTGCCCGTATTGATGAGATGAGAGGTGAAATCTGCCTCACCTTCATGTCGCTCGACATCACGCGAACGCACTCCAAAATGGAGCAAGCGTTGCTGGTCGAAATTTTCGTCTCCAACCAAATCATCCCCTGCGCAAGTCCAGCCCTCGCAGCCTCCGTAGGCTGCCATAATGGAACGGGAATAAGTGTTTTGTGAGGTAGTGGAAAGCTGGCCTGACGTGGTAACGCCATACTTAAGCACAAGCCAAACGTCGCCTTGGTTGTTGAGGACATGGGTGCACAAAATGTGAGCATACCTCTTGACTAACCGGCTTACATCCGGATCTGCGCAATTGCCGCCTCGCCGCTCGCCATCGGCGAAAATGAAAGATGAGTCGATGGACAAATCAAAAGCAGACGCATCACTTGACACATTGCTGCGTGCAACACCTTCTCTCTCAAAAGCTCTGACGAGATGCCTCAAACCGTCGGGGCTGTGTCCCATGCCCAGTGCAGCGCAAGTCAACGAACCAGATTGGTACGCATCAATATGAGCCGCGTTGTCAGCCTTATGTAACATTGCCTGAACCGTTAGGTCAATGAGGCTGCTGATCCAAATCAGCCTAAACCTACCTTCTTCAATCTTCTGTG